GCGATAGTGCCGATGGAGCCGACGCCGGAGGTGGGCGTGATCCAGATGCGGTGCGCGCCGGAGGCCAGCCCGTAGGCCGCGGACATCGCGTCGTCGTTCGCCATCGACCAGATCGGCTTGGTCTGCGCGAGCCGGCGGATTTCGCTCGCCAACTGCAACGCCTGCCCGCTCTCGCCGCCGGGGCTGTCGATGTCCATCAGCAGGCCGCGCACCCGCTGATCGGCGACGGCGCTGTTGAGGATCTGGCTCAGCCGCTCGTAGCTCTGCAACGGCTCGCTCTTGGGCGTCACCTGGCCGGCGCGGCGCACGAGCACGCCATGCACGGGCACGGTCGCGACGCCATCCTTGATCCGGTAGCCGTAGGTCGGCCGCTTGCGCTCGTCGTCGTCCTCGCCGTGGCTGATGCGAAGCTCGGCGCGAGCGGCGAGGATTTCCGGGAGTGCCGCGAGCACGGCCTCGAGCTTCTGCTCCGTTACCATCAGCGGCGTGTTGTAGATGCACGCCAGCAGGTGCGGCAGCGAGCGGGCGCTCATCCGCGTGCGAGCGCCTTCAACGCCAGCGCGGCGTCGCGGCGGCGTTCGTGCCGGTTGCGGTCATCGCGCTCGGCCTGCTCGTCGGCGCGCTGCCGGCAGCGCCGGTCAAGCTGCTCGGCCTCCTGCTCCGGCGTCAGCCGCTCCACGCGGCGCAGCAGCGCCAGCGATTCCGGTTCCAGGGCTTGCAGGATCATCTGCATGGCTGCCTCACTTCTTCGACGTTGCCCATAACTCCCCCTCATCCGAGCACCGAGCGCACTTCGCGCCAGCGGTCGCGGATATCCATTGCGGCCAGCCAATCGGCCAGCACGCGCTTGCCGCTCCGTGCCGGCCAGAGATTGTGCAGGATTGTGTTTGCCTGCTTGCCGCCGACGATCCAGATTTCGGGCCTCACTTCTTCTTCAGGCTCGGATACTTGCGATAGACCTTCGCGCGCACGGTCGCCTTCTGCGATGCGCTGCCGTGCTGGGCGACGCGGGCGAGCGCGTTGCGCGCGTGGGACAGGTCGTGGATCGGATACTTGCGCGCACCGGGCAGCGCAAAGTTCGATCCCTTGATGCGCTTGCGACCCTTAGCGGTCAGCTTGCCCATGCTTCGGCCTCGGCGGAGGGAGCCAGACGGACGCCCAGGTGGCGAGGAACATGAACGGCATCAGCACGAGCAGCATGGGGACTACCCACCACGGCGGCAGCGCGTGCTCGTCTTCGTCCTGATGTTCGCGCGGGAATGGAACGACGGTCATGCGGCCTCCTTGCTGGTCTGCTGCTGCTGCTCCTCGTGTTGCGCCTGCTCGTCGGCAGGTGTCGGCTCGCCCTGACCGCCGGTCGTGGTCAGGGGCATTTGCAGGGCCGGCGCGGGCGGCACCTTGGTTGTGGCGACGAAGGTCAGGTTAAGCTCCTGCTCGCGCGCCCGGTCGGCGGCGATCCGCGCGTCGGTCTCCTCGGCGTCGTAGCCCTGCGCCTCGATGACATCCGAGCGGGCCTTGAACCCGTTCTGCACCGCCAGCGCCTCGGCCTGCGTGTCCTTGAGCGGGTCCACCCACGGCATCTTCGGCGTCATCGCCTTGAAGCGCGTCACGGCCGGCGTGTTGCGCAACTGCGTCGCCGTGACCGGGAGCGCGCCCGCCAGCACCGCCTTGGCGAACCACCGCTGATAGACCGGGCGGAGGAACTGATAGACCATGACGGCGTGCTGGAAGGCCTCGACCTCGGCGCGGAAGGCCAGCAGCCCGGCGCGGGAGGATGCGTAGCTCGCCTTCGCCAGGTCCGACGAGATTTCGGCGTAGGGCACGCCGAGCGCGGCGGCGAGTTGCAGGAGGGTGCGATACTGGAAGGCGTCGTAGTTTGGCCCCACGTCCGCCGGTTCGCTGAATTGGATGTCCTGCCCCGAGTTCATTTCGAGGAAAGCGCCCGGCCCGAAGTAGGGCGGTAGCTCGGCGTCGAACACGCCCAGCTTCATGTCGGGGTCGGTCGCCAGATCGACCGGCGGGTTCTTGATGAAGCCGGCGAAGCGCGCGGCCTGCTTCTTCCGCTCAAGCTCGGCGTCGTCATAGAGGTCAAGCATGAACATCTTGACCACCGCGGCGGCGAAGCCGGAGAGGCCCCGTATCTGCCCGGCCTCGACCGGGTCATAGATGTGCAGGATTTCGTCGGCCGGGATGCGGACGATGTGGTTGTAGATGAACGCGAAGCTGAAGGCGATGTCGGTCGGGTCGCGTATCCAGAACCAATAGGCGACGCGCTTCTTGGTCAGGTTGTCGAACTCCACGCCCATGCGGATCGGGTTGTTCGTGACCGGCGCGGTCGCGTTCTTCCACACCGGCAACTGCTCGGACGGCAGCACTTGCAGCCGCAGCGGAATCTTGTCGTCGGCCGGGCTGGTGTTGATGATGTGGACGAAGCACTCGCCGGCCATAAACACCTCGCGGGCGACGCGCCGCTGGATGCCATAGAAGTCCGTGACGTTCTCCACGTCGCTCTCGTCGGTCCAGTCCTGAAACGCTGCGGCGACCGCGGCTTTGAGCTTGTTGTCCTCGATCAGCGGCGAGGGTCGGATGCCGGCCCCGACCGTGGCCGCGGTCCATGAGCGCACCGCGGCGCGGGCGTAGCCATTGTTGCGCACGACGTAGCGGGTGCGCGCGATGGTCGTCTCGCCGGCCTTGACCAGCAGCGCGTTGACGTGCTCGCGCATCGGCTGCCACAGGCCGAGGCGTCGCCCGTAGGACGCGGCGTCGAGTCCCTGCGGCCGCTGCGGGTGGGTGCGGAACAGCGCCTGGGAGGCGAGGTCAAGCAGCGGGTTGCCGCTGCCGCTGCCCTCGGTCACCTGGCTCCGGATGCGTGGGAAGAAGTCGCGCCAGCCCATTAGAGGTGCTTCAACTGCGGCATGTAGTGCAGCCGCATCCCGCGGCTCGGCCAGACGCCGAACTGGCAGAAGTGCAGTTGAGCGCGCAGGCTGCGGATCGCCAGCACGAGCGCCTGGTTGTCCACGAACGTCACCTGGCGGTTACGATCCGAGGTGCTTTGGACGCCGGAGAACAGGCGCGATTCGAGATCCTGTAGCTGCTGCCACCGCCGCGCCTGCGCGTCGGGCGAGCAGTCGAGGCCGCTTTCCGGATAGGTGAACTGCGGCTGATCCGGCGGCAGCGGTTGGACCGGCGCGTCGGCCTGCACGGGCCTCGCGGGCGTCGCGTGCCGGCGCTGCGGCGGCGGCGGCGGCAACTCGGAAGGCACCCGCGGCGGCAGACTCACGGGTCGTTGCCGCCGTCGGTGAAGGCGCTGCACACGCAGGCGATGGCGGCGAGCGCGAGGATGATGAGCAGGACCGGCAGCAGGATGCCCATTATCCGGCCCTGCGCCGGTTCGCCCGGCGGATCGCGGCGGCGACGCGACGGGCGATGTTCTTGGCGATGCGCTCGCGCATGGTCGCGCGGATTTTGTCGGCGACCTCCTGCGTGATGAACGTCCCCAGCACGGTAGGGCCCCAAAGCTCCTTGACCGGGAGGCGGTGGGTGTTGACCCGTCGATAAACCCCCCGATGGCCGGTCGGCATCGTGGCGATGAAGGCCGAGCGGATGGTCTGGCTCTTGCCCCAGGCGCGGGTGGAGACGCCGACCGCGTTCTGCGTGGGCGCGAAGTCGATCAGCGGGATCGGCTTCTTCGACGCCAGCACGTCGGCTTGGTAGGCCCCGACCTTCACGTAGGGCAGGACGATGGCCTCTTTGACGCCCGCGCTGGTCGCGCCCATGTGCCGGGCGATGGTCGAGGCGGCCTTGACCTTGGTGTTCTTCTGCGTGTCCACCAAGGCGAGCGCGACCGGCTTGTCCAGTTCGGGCTTGGCGAGTGCCGCGAGCACGGCGTCAAAGGCGCTCGTATCGAGCGTGACGCTCATCTCCATCATCGAAGGGCAGCCGGCGAGCGTCGCATGGGAGGGGGAACGGACGGTCTGCGCCCGTTATCAAATCCGCTGGCACATTCCACACCTCGCGGTCAAGTGAATTTGCAGAACCTCTAAATTCCCAGTGAGGTCTGGACAGTCGAGGCGGCGCGGAGTTCGGCGGCCCAGGCCCGAGTCGCGGCGTGGCCGCGGCGTCCGGCGATCAGCCCGGCGAGCAGGATTTTAGCGTGTTCGGCCTTGGGCAGCCGGCGCTCGCAGCGAATCGCCCAGGCGAGGCCGACGACCGCGCGCTGGGTCTCATCCATTCGGATGAGGCGTTCGGCCTCGGCGAAGGGATCACCAGGCATCCGCCAGCGCGCCGAGGGCGTCTACCGTCCAGTTGCGGGCGCTGGTTTCCGAGCAGCCCTCGCGCCGGGCGATCTCGCCGAACGGGAGGTCTTCGACCGCGCAGGCGACGCAGAGCCGGCTATCGCGCTGGGTCAGCACCGCGCCGACTCGCTGGAGTCGCTCCTGGTAGTCGAGTCGTCCGAGTCGCGGCCCGCTGAAACCGCCACCGGTAGGCGTGCCGGCGTCGTAGGACGCGGCGGCCCGGCGCTGCTCGCGGAAGGCACCTTGCACGGCGGCGCGGAACTCGCAGCCGGCGCGGAACTCGCGCGGCCCTATGGCGCGGGTGCGCAGCAGGTTTTCCAGCCGGGTCCGGACGCGCCAGCCGGGGCGATAGGCGCGCCCGTCTACCTGCGGCTCAGCCACGTCGTAGTGGGCGCGGTAGGCGGCGGAGGGGCGGTTGGTCGGCATCACACGTTGCCCAGGTTGCGGACGGGACGGCGCTGGCCGAGGACGCCGCGGCGGTTGATCCTGCCGGCGGTCGCCTCGACCGCGTGCGGAGCGGGCGGCGGGCCTGCCGGCGGCTCTGGCTCAAGCCCAAGCTGGCCCTCGAGGTCGCGCCAGGTGCGATCCGACCAGCGGTCCATGCCGGCGAGCCAGGCGGCGGCGCGGGCGTAGACGCGCATGTCCAGCGCCTCATTCCTCGGCCGCAGTTGCCGCCACTCGGTCTTGACCGCAAAACCCTTGCGCGAGCGGATGAGCACCTGCTGCTCGGCCACGGTCTGCTTGACCCACTCGTCAGAGACCGCGGTGGAGAGGTGAACATAGCCGGCGGGATAGCGCACGCCGCGCTCAAGCTCCTCATCGGTCGGCTTCGCCTGCTCCAACTGCTTGTAGAACTCGCGCTTGAACACACTGACGCTGACCGTCCACAGGTTCAAGCCGCCGCGCAGCCGGACGCCGCCAGGGGTGAGCTCCACCTTGGACGGGCCGGACACGGGGATGAGCCGGTCATACTGCGGCACGCCCTTGACCGGGAGCACGGTCGCGCGGTCCTGCGAGCGCGCCCACAGGTAGACGTTCTGCGTGAACGAGCCGGTGTCGATCGCGAGCCGTTGCAGGCCCATCCGCGCGCCGGTCTCGTGCTCCCAGGTCTCGCCGAGCATTGAGGTCAGCCCGACCCAGGTCTCGCGCTTGCCGGGGTCGCCGAAGATGACGCGGTGCTCGACCAGCCAGGACTCCAGGCCGCGGCCCCAGGCCCAGACGTCCACCTCGATCCGGTCGGCCTGCACGTCGGCACCCGCGGTGATGAACAGGCCGCGGAGCGGGACCGTCCGGTAGGCCCATTCCTCGCGCCGGTCGTAGAGCCGTTGCCAGTCGGGGACCGGGCTGGCCTCCTCCTCCCATTCCTCGCCGAGCACGGTGTTGACGAAGGTCTTCCGCCGGTCGGGGTCTTCGGCGCTCTTGATCCACTGGTCGGCGATCTCGGCCCAGGAGAGCCAGCCGAGCGGCGAGTAGAGCGCGGACAGGTGGTAGCCGCGCACCGTGGGATCGGGGAAGTCGGCGACCGCAGGAATCCACCGCCCGGCGGCCAGCATGGCGGTCTTGTGGTGCTCGCCGAACGGGCGGTCGCAGGCGACGCAGAGGTAGTGAACGGTATCGGGGCGGTTCGGCTGCCAGCGCAGCCGGGGGAACTGCAATACTTGCTCGCGACCGCACAACGGACAGGGAACGTGATAGTAACGCTGGTCTGTCGCCTCGAACTCGCGGCAGATGCGCGAGGTATTCTTGAGCTTGGGGGTGCTGAGCAAGAATATCTTGGAGCGGAACGAGAACGTGCGCGTGCGCGCCTCGGCGAGCGCAATGGGGTCGCCCTCGTTTTCGAGGTCGCCGGGGTAGGCATCGACCTCATCGAGCATCAGGAATCGGACCGGCATCGACCGCAGGCCCACGGCGCTGTTCGCGCCGGTCAGCACCAGCACGCCGCCGCGGAAGTCCTTCATGCTCACGGTGTTGGTAGCGCTGCGCGACCTCGCCTCGGCCACCTTGCCGGTCAACTGCACGGTGTCATCTATCATCGGCTGCACGCGCTGGTTCGAGAAGCGGTGCGCCAGATCGACGGTCGGCTGCACGACCAGCGTCGGCCCCGGCACCTGGTCGATGATGTAGCCGACCCAGCACATGCCGCACTCGGACGCGCCGATCTGCGCCGCCTTCTTGAACACCGTGCGCCTGACCGGGCTGCCCACCGAGAGGTTCTCGAATATCTCCCGCAGGTAGGGGGTGCGCGAGGTGCGGTAGGGCCCAGCCTCGGCGCTGCCGCCCTTGGACGAGAGCTTCCTGTAACGGTCGGCCCACTCATCGACCGTGATTTCGGGGTCGGGCTTGAGGCCTTGGTTCCAGGCTTCGGCGATGTAATCATCCGGGTTGAAGTCCGGGACGGCGAGCATGACGACTATGCTTCCAGTGCGCTACGCGGTAGAACGCAATATCAACCAGTCTACCGTCTATGA